ATCCGCGTCCCACTTGTTATACGGATCGTAGCGAAACAGACGATTGACTGCCTCGCGAGCACGAAGGATCGGATGCCCTTTCCGATAAATTACATTCTTGGAAACTTCGACATCCTTATCTGATGCCGCAGGTGGAATATTTCCACGCTGCAACGTAATGTACTGCATCGGGTCAAGCGCACGAAGAATTCTCGGACGCTCACGGCCCTTGTCGAATCCCGTTCTCGCACGCTTGTTAGTGGTTCCAGTGAAAACACTCCGAGATGGAACATTTCCGCCACCGCGTCTCACCCTTGCCACGAAAATTACCTCCTCTTGATTCGGTACTGGCCGAATTTGTTCAAGTCTTGCACGATTCTCATGTGCGCCGTCTGTGGACTACGTAGAACAGTTGTGCCAGCACGCCGAATTGCACCGAGCGATTCGCGGACGCGATTACCCGGCATTCCAGTCGAGCGAACGACTCTAGCCACGCTTCCGCCTCCTCCGTCTCTTTGCTGCTACACGCCGTCTGCCTGTAGCAGCCAATTTTTGGAATTTCTTCTTTCCGTACTTCTTTCGTCCGGCTGCGGCAGCAACGGCATTGGGATTGCGTGCCCCACTGCGCTTAGCTGCTGCGGCAACAGATCTGAAGCGTGCTCCACTACCAAGACGCGGCTTACGACGACGCTTACGCGCAGCCATTTATTTCACTCCTCTCGCAGCCCAATATTTCCGAAGTCCGCCTTTCAAACCCTTCAGATGCTTTGGGCGTAGAGGCTTACGCCGACTCGCCGTGCGCTTTTTAGTCTTGCGCTTCGCTGCCACAATTACCTCCTGATAAGACGTTCATGGATGTTATTCCATGCCGACGGCAAAAGCCGAACGATTTTACTTCCGCCTTTTTGCTCTCGCCCCGCGCCCCTGTAGCGAAGAAATGTTCCGCCACGACTATTTGTAATTCTGACCTGTCTACTTGCCATGCGCTTTCCTCTTTCTTCTTCTACCCATTGTTGCGGCCATCTGCTTCGGATTCTTTGCACGCGGCTTACGCTTGACAGACCTGGACTTTGAAATTCTCAACTTTCTCCGTCTGCCAGTGCGAGCTATGTGCGGGCGGCTTCTCACTCGTTACCTCCCTGCGGGCCTGCCTTTATAGGAACACTGCTAGTTCCGCTGCTAGGAGTATTTCCATTTTGTGGCGCAGCGGGGAGAGCATTCTGTGCCTCAGTTGCACTCCCCGCCATGAGTGGAAGAAATTGTCTGATCGTCTCACGGTAGGTTGTGTCAGAAATTTCTCCCCGTTGCGCCGCAACTTCCAGACCCATAAGTACCTGCTGAAATGCCTGAGCAAACACAAGCTCATCATCCTTACGCACAATCTGCCAAACAACTTTTGGTCGGTAAGGAATTTCACCGTAAAAGGCTAGCGCCATCTTACAAAGCATCTGTATCGGCTTTTGGAATCCGATCCGCTTGCGTGCAATTTTCTGAACGAACGGAACCGTCTGGGCGTTACGATCAGAATTTGCTGACCCTGCATCAACTCGCATAAAAGCCCATTCAGGAGTCTGCGAAGCGATTGAAATACAGTCAATCAAGAAACCCAACAACGTTTCGGTATCTCCCAACACTGAGCTGGCTTCAAGAAATTCTGCATCTTCGCTAGAATTGAAGAAAATCACTTCACGCCCTGACCATGCAATTGTAGCTCCGTCCTTCACTCCTCCTGTATTGCTATCCCATGCATCAGGGAAATTGTTCTTGATGAAGGCAGCAACGTCATCTAGCTTCAACTTGATCTTCGGCGTCGAGTGGTACTTATGCGCCTGCAAACCTTGAGTAAGTACATCATGGAATGCAGTAATAAATGGAATTACTGTTTCCAGATCGCTCATACCGCCCTGAAGCGCTGTATCCCACTCATTCCAAACTTCCATCAACGGCACAAAGCCTGCATGGTTTGGGGTTTCCATGTCTTCAATGTATGCCGACTTTGTTTGATCGTAAAAGCGATAAAACTCAGGCGTAATAATTTCAAGAACGTCATGCTCTTCCATTGACGGTTCAATCCCTGCTGTAATATCCCCTTCACTAGTGATGATGTTCATACGATTGAGAATTACAGCCCTTTCAAGAACATACTTGTTTCTCATACTATATTCCAATTCGACACGATCTGGCGGCAGGCATTCAATTTGAAGATGCTGCGCCTCATCAAGCGTCATCAGAGGATCAAGAATGTCAGGTTGCCGGATTCGCACAATTACCTTGGAATCCCGAATGGAGTCACGAAACATTTCCTGAAGATCACCAGCCCAATAGTCAGCAAGGCACTCATTCAGATGCTCCGTCAAATTTTCATCATCAAGCTGCACAGTGGGCAGACCAATGAAGCCAACTTGAAGATCAACAATTGGCTTAGCAAAGGACGCACCAAGCGCATTGCTTCCAGAATTTCGATAAAGCTGTCTGCACAAATCATAATTTACAATCGTGCCTTCAGCCGCAGGATGTGACCGGGGCCAGAATTGCCCTGACATGATCCGAAAAGCCGAACGAATTCCCGAAAAACTCAGCCACGAGAACATCGGGAATGAAATCTGTTCAGATACGAGCTTCAGCCGCTCACGAATCTTCATCTGACTCCTCAATTCCTTCGGCCTGTGCCATGCCTTCAGCCAGCAAGCCTTCCAGCTGTTCGATCATCTGCGCTGCCTGTTCCTGTATTTCCGGAGAAGTCTCACGCAGCCGCTCAACAATTCCATCGTCAGTAAACGTTATACGTTCCTCGTTAACGTTACTGCGCTCCTGCCTAGAAGCCTTAGGAAGCCCGGCGCGGTCAAGAATTTCACCCGCCGCCTGAAGCACGTATTTGTCATCAGTAGAAAGCCTCATAATTTCCACAATGGCCTGTACTGCTTCAATCATGTAACCCTGAAGTAATTCTAACGCCGCTTGCGGCAAACGAGCACGAAGAGCAATTAGCTTCTCGGCTGTATCTACCTGATTCAGCATTTCCGCAACTTGGTTGCGTGAAATTCCAATAATCTTTGCCATCTGAGTGCGGTTATACCCGGCAAGCTGCAAGACAATTACCATCGTCTGCACATGATCCATCTCACCCGGCAGCAACCGCTTCTTCTTTCGCACATCGACTTTGTACCGCCGACGGATATCTGTAATTTCCTTCTTCTTATCTGCTGCCCTCTTGTTGGGCGTAGACGTTTTGCGCTGAGTCATGCCATCACACTCCGATTGAGCATGTCTGAAATCCCTGAGGGAACAGTAAGGGTCGGCTTAAACTGTGCAGCGACCGTGGCGAACATTCCTGCGTGATGCCAATGGTCAGGGTTTCGGTTCTTTTTCCAGCGACCAACAATCGTTCCACTGGAATTTTCCTCTTCCAGCCTAACCATCTGTAATTGATGCTGGTAAAAACCATTCCACGGCTTGCGGGCCAATGGCTCACCTAACTCGCGAGCGTCCATCGGCAACCAGGCATTGCCGTTAATATAATCCTGAATGAAAGTGTCAAGCGCCATTGACTTGTCGATATTCACACGCCCCGCCTCGCCTGCCTTCAGTGTGTGAAATACTGCCATCTCCGACGCCTGCATTCGATCCTCAGAGAAACCAATACGCAGCTTGCCGTGATATTTCAATGCAATCTCTGCGGCTTTTGATTTCTCCGGATGCGCGTCAATCACTCCTGACCAAGACATCAATCCACCAAGGAAATCATCAAGATCTTTCCAGTTGTCAAAGAGCTTGACGTTCCAGAGCAATTTCTGATCGTTTCTGCCGAAGTGCCAGCACCACACATGAATTTGTACCCCTACGTCGATGCCAACTGCAACCCAGGAGTTAGGAATTCCTCCCATGCGGTAGCCCTTCATCCGGCAGCTATCAAGAAGCTCCGGTGTAATTTTATCACCCGCTGCGGTGTAAGCACGGCCCATGTTGAGGTTCCAGAAAGAGCGTAGCTTTCTCGCTTCGCGCTGCCCCTTGAAGTAATCCGCCATGATTTCATGGAGCGGCTGCGTTGGCGAGTTAAGTTGTGAAATGTGATATCCGCAAATCGTTCCACCAAGATTGTGAGGAGTCCAGCGCCCTGTTGCATTCAGGGCAGGCCGTTCTTCATCTGTAATTTTGCGATGACAGAAAGCGCATTCCACAATCGTATCTTTCTCGTCATTCCCGAGCTTGACATTGTTGTAGTCCAAAGCTGGGTCGTTGAAATTCAAAACCTGATAACGGCCACAGCCAGGGCATTTAATTTCCCATAGGTGCTGATTTGACTGCGCCCATGCGTCCTCTGCATATACGCCGTAACCGTCAATGGTCGGCGTAGAAAGAATGCAGGTCTGACGAATGTTCGATCCGTCCATTCTGTGACGCGCGTCTTCCAGATTGTCTTCTACCATCCGGTCGCGCTCATCCCAAATTTCAAAATCGACAGGAAACTCCTGAAGCTCCCTGACAATATTGGTTCCACGTACGTAGAGATTTACTCCGTCTGCTGACTGCTTATGCAACCGGTTATCAACGGAAGAAAATTTCGATGCAAGTACAGGATTAGACTCGATGATCGGGTCAATACGACCTTGCACGAACGGAATAGCCCCTGTCTTCAGCGGCAGGAGATAGAGGCCGTTCCACTTGCGCTCTGTAATATTGTGAAGTGTTCGCGTGATCGTTGTAATAGTAAAGCGCATCTGCGCGGCCTTAGGAATTACAATGATTGGACTGTAATCCCGAATCACCTGACGCACATACTCTCCCTTATCAAGGGTGAATTGGCGTGCATCTACTTTCAACTTTAGTTGAACCGCCCAATCATCCGCCCTTGCCAATGCGCGGACGCCATTGATCCCCGGCCTCTTCATGGCTGTTTTTCCTTGTGAACTCGGCAATTTCGTTTGTGTTGGCATTACAAGTCGGGTGTAATCCTAACTAACTATAACCGATTTCCTCTACAGGTCAAGAAGACACAAGAAGAGCGGCCCCCACAGCCGAAGGCCGCTCTCCTTGTGCCTTGAGTCAGCCACCATCCGCAGCCAGGTGACACGACACCACCTAGTATACCTCAGCTGCCTCGTCTACGGCGCCCCCGCTCCAATTCACTATCTCCGTTGGGCTTGTAAAGATCAGTCCTGGATTTCACAACCCGCTCAGTCTCCCCACGGATTGCAGACCCCCGCAAGATGCTTTTCTTGTGTCGTATTTCACCTTCGCGTCTGATTGAAACAATTTCTAGCATTGCCTTCTTTGCATTCATCTTGCGAATAAATTTCCGTTTACCTTTGACAATCAAGCCTACATTCTCATAGTGCATACCAACGCGGCGTGAAAATTCCTGCAGCCCAACTCTGTTTATCCCTTCGATAAAGAACGGTTGAATTTCATGCGCTGGAACAAACCCATGCTCTCCAAGACCGCCCGATTTCATGCCACTATGTCTATAAAGATTGCAAAGGCGGCATGGACTCTTAAGCCCTGCGCTGGGATTTCCTGCTTCTCGCAAATAGAAATACTTTTCAGTCAATGGAAGCCATACAGGTTCTTCATGCGCTGGGCCTCGGCAAAGACGATGTTTCTTTCCATCAACAATGCGATGAGTGCTGCTACCTGAAAATTTATCATTGGCGCCTTGATTCATTTTCATTTCAAGTGCGCCCCGATGTGATAAACAGAATTCACCCGCTCTCTGAGAGTCTTACCTGCCCCTTGTTCCTCTGCCTTCAACAAAAAGATTCTCGTACCTTCGGCTTGACCGTAAAATTTCACAAATTTACCATAGGCTTTCTGAGCGCCAATAGACATTTTTGAAATATCAAACGGAAGCCTAGTTGGTTTCAGAGTCATCCGCCTTCTCCTAAGTCTGCTTCAGCGTTAACTAGGTCTATAACAAGATCAGTGTAGGTAAATCACAACTCCGAGTAAAAAGATCAAAACCGCCAAAAAGTAACTCCACTTTCCAAACAGCTCATCCAGCCAGTTTGCAAGGATAAAACCCATGCCCGCGCCTAACAGTATCCAGACAAGCATCAAACCATCCTTTTACTCAGCAACTCATTTATTTGTGAACGAAATTCTTCTTCTTCCGCTTCATACTGTGCTCGCTCTGCACGGAGCTTTGCAATTTTGAGACGAACCATTTCCTCAGACTCCGGATAGCGATATTTCATCCAGCCGTAAGCTCTACCAATCGCAACTCCGAGTAAAAAGATCAAAACCGCCAAAAAGTAATTCATTCTTTGACCTTCTTTTTTCTGGCTTCGCGCGCTTCTCTTGAAAGCACGTAGTTTTTTCGCCTCTTGGCTGCTATGCACTTTTGTCGTATTTCAGGCGTAACTCCACCAATTGGAGCTTCAGCAATCGGCTTGCCGTTCTGAATTACCATCAAAGAATGATGCGGCAGAGGAGGGATATCCTGGTGCTCCGCGCAGCGAACCGATACAAGAACGCCGGGAGTCATTTCAGAAAACTGTCCGTCGTAACAATCGCATTTCATTTTATCTGCCTTTGGAAAGAATCTTTGTCACCTCTAATGCAGCGAGGCAGAAGAGCTTAACAGTTCCATGCATACAAGTCAAACCTCTTGCCATTTTCCAGCACGAATCCAGCCGTGATGCCCGTTCAGATGTCTGCGACAATGCAAGATAAGCGACGGCTCAACGTGTAGAGGGTTTAAAGATTTCAATTCCCACAACGGCGGCACGCAATGCTTACACCAATTGATTCTGGCCTCACAATAATCGGAGACACCAATTTCACCGGCAAAGCGAATCCGTGCTCCGGAAGGAACAGGCTCTTTATGAGAGCAAGTATGAAATTTAGCGTAAACGTTTGAGCCGAGGTCGATCCAGTCTTTATCCTGGTCACTCACTTTATTCATAATTTCCTCTCTATGATGTCTGTGATGTCTATGATGCTACTGATCTGATCCAGGCGTACATAACATAATGCCGACCATCCACAATTACATCAGTATCCTGCATCTCAGTGTTTTGCGAAGCATCATAAATGTTTGGGGCTTCACGATAACGCCATTTCTGTTCTAGCGTAATTTGCGCAAGTAAGTCTGCTTTGGTTGCACCAGTCGCGAGAGTTTCTATGAGAACCGTGTACGGCTCACCGGCTGTGGTCATTACTTCTACCTTAACTGTCATTTTTCCCTCCCCTTGGCTTTTTATAGGTTGTCCATTTCTTTTACCACATATACGTTTTCCTACCACATATACGGCAGCTGATCCCACAGATTCCATCTAGCTCTTCCTGAGCGGGCTGCTTACGTCCTTGGATGTCAGAAGCCTACCTCATTACCTCCTGGAAAGCAAACGCGGGAGAAAGCCTCTTACGGCTTTATGCAATATCTCTAAAAAAATACCCCAATTTCTATTTCCAAAAAACGTCTTGTTAGTTACTCCAAAAACGTCTTGTTAGTACGCCCCGCTGATATACAGCCTGTTACATCATGAAATTATGTCTTTCCGGTGGTATGAAATTCCCGCATGGTTGAGCCAGTCCCATACTTTCGTATAGTGTAATTTTTTGGCTTGTTTATGCGGTTCTCGAAAAAACCAATTTCCGATCTGTGACATATTCGATTGCCCCCGATGAGGAGTGACCGCTGAGGAGCGATGAGGAGCGATGAGGAGTCGATGAGGAGTGAGATGAGGAGTGACCGGATGGAAACCAGGTGAATGAGACCACCAGAGAACCACAAAAGGGAGAGGGTGGATTAGGAAGAGATATTTCCTACCCGCGCGAAAAGATGTAGGTAACTCCCTGTGAAATTTTCCTGAAGATCGCGGGAATGTTCTAGCGTCCTCTTTTACTGCACTACCTGCATACCTCCCCATTCCCGCTTCAGCAACAAAGTCCCTCCTGAGGCGAAATGGGGAGACTGAGACTCAAACCAACCCAACGGGGAAGCGCGCGCCTTTAGGCGGGCCTTAGGCTGCCTTAGGCTGCCTTGCAGGGTCGCCTCCGGGGAGGAACGTTACGGAGCAAACCGGACAAGCGCTAGGAGCG